GTCCTGCAGCGCTATCCCGCCGCGGCCTGGCCCGGTAGGACCCGCGTTTTTTACGCGCTCGATCCGCACCATCCCGCATTTTATACTTGCAATCCCCCTCAATCTCTGAACATATGCGCCTAGAGGATTCGCCCGCGCCTCTTTAGACTAGGGCACGTTGAAAGGTTAGGCCGATGCTACAGCTTACAGTCGACAACAGTGCGGAGATATTTGGCGCTAATGTCTCAATCGCTGATCTGGCTCAATTCTCGTTCAATGGCGAGGATAGCGACAAACTCCATATCTATCGGGCCGATCAGATTTTGGCGCGCGACTGGCGCGACGAGCTGGTCGACGTTGATATGGAATATCTCTTGTCGGTTAGGGCGAAGTTTAAAGACGGCTCAGCGCTCAATGTCAGCGCTTGGGCGGATTGCTGCGATGGTGACGGGTGCAGGTATTGCAGGGGGGACTACTAACATGCTCCCCCTACTCTTCGCCTTCGCCGCTGGCCTAACACTGGCCAGCCTCTACCATAGCACGCGCGGTTTGATCGAAGCGCGGCGCCGCCTTCGCCTGCAGCTTCGCCGCGAGCTGGCGCGCGAATTCCGCTGGCGCGTTGTGCAACACAAATGGGAGCTTTGACCATGCGACAAGCGATTCCAGAACAGGCGCCGCTCTTTATCGGTTTTGCCAGTGCGGGCGCCGCGCTTGCCCATAGGGAAGGCGCCGGCGGATGGATCTTCGTTCCAGACAGTGCGGCGGGCGCCATTTGGTTTGATCGTTCCCTAACCGCTAGCGTTGTGATGCGCCACCATGCCGCGAAGGGGAGCGGCCGCCTAATCTAAAGCCGAAACTAGGGCCATGCGCCCTAGTCATGGGGAATTGTCCGTTCCCCGTCTGATGAGGCAGGACAACAGGAAAGGTTGGATTATGTCGCAGTCATTCAAATGCGAACCGTTCCCTAATACCATGGTATTCGCCAGCGCGCGCAAGATAGGGCGCGGCGCCAAGGCTGGATCATATCGGGCGATTGTCCGCACCGTAGAGCGTTCAGCTTGGACGGCGCCTTGCGTTAGCACATTCAAGAGTTTTGCCGCTTTTGTGAATCGCTGCGATGCGCTGGAAATTGCGGCCGATGCGGCGCGCGAAGCTGCAGCAACCGGCTATGTGCCGGGGCACATGGCGAAGCCTTGGGAGCAAGTGCCATGACGCGCGCAATCGACTTTGCCCTATACCAAGTGGCACGCGATAGCCGGGAAGCGGTCCTAAAGGCGGCAAGTGCCAGACTGAAGGCGATTCCCGGTATAGGCAGCGGGCCCATGGGCCTAACGCCGGATCATGTGCGCCGCTCCCCTGAATATCAGGCAGCACGCCGGGCCTATGACGCGGCGCACCATGCCCTTGGCCAGCTCAATGGCAAATGGTGCAAGCACTTCGCCCCTGAATTGCGGCAAGAGCGGGAAGCGAAGCGCGCGGCGAAGCTGGCAGCTCTGGAAGGGGCGCGACCATGATAGCAATCGCAGCGCCCCAAGCCTTCGCCGTCCTAACCGATCATGGCCTATCGCCCGAATCGGCGATGCAAGCGCTTGGCAGGATCAAGCCTTGTGCCAGCTATGGCGGCGCGCCCTACTATTCGCCTGCAAGGGTCTATCGCGCCGCGAAGCGCGGGAAAGGGCGGCCATGAAACAAGGGCAGACATTGACCGCGCGCCGCGCCTTTGCGTTCAAGGCGAAGGGCGCCAAAGGGCGCGCGGTCACCGTCCAGCAAGGCGCGCGTTTCTGGATAACCAATAGCGCGCTGGATCAATCGGCAAGCGGTATTGTGATGATTGACCGCGAAGGGCGCGGCACAATCTCCCATGGCTATGCTTTCACGATTGAGCAAATCGGGGAGCTATTCGCCATGCCCTAACCCTATCCCGCTTCCCCATGGCGCGCGCCGGCCGGATCCGGCGCCGCCTATCCCTTCCCCTGTTTAATGACGGGGCAAGCGATAGGCGCCAGCCTAACCGGCCGCGATTTGCCCGCGCGCGGCCGCCAGCAAGGGCAAGGGAATATGAGCGATGCAATACATTGGATTTGCGGCCATGAATTGCCGGGATGATGCCGGGGAAATCTGGCTTAGCGTTGACGTGATGCCCGGCGGCGATGCCTTTCAATCCGAAGGCTATGGCGGCGCGGCGGCGATGCGCCGCCTTGGCTATGAGATCGTTTCAATCGGCGAATTTGTCGCCCGCAAGCGCGAACTGGCCAGCGCGCAAGCCTAGCCCCTATCCCGGCCGGCGCGCGCCTGGCAACGCGCGCCGCCTCTCTAGCGCCCTATCCCGGTTTATGGGGCGCCAGATAGGCGACAATCGCCGAACGGCTGGATCTGCCCGCGCCAGCTCGCAACGCAAGGGCAACAGGAGTCAATACCATGGTTTTCAGTGTCACAGAATCCGCCCCGCGCGATATGTCGCGCCGCCACAATGCCAAGGCCCGCGCCATGGGGCGCCGCGCCGATCGCCGCGACAAGAGCGCGCGGCTTTTCCTTTGCATCGCCTTCCCGGCTGAATTTGGGGAGGGCTGAGCGATGGAAGCGGCAACACATATTCGCTTGCAATATCTGCCAAGCCCTACCGCGCGTGTCTGGCGCAATTCATCGCTGACAATGTGGGCGGCCGGTCGCGACAATATGGCCGCGATCGCGAAGGCGCTGCAGGTGCAAGAGGGCTGGCATGACTGGCGGATTGTCCCGCATCACCCCTAGCCCTGTTTAGGGCGCCCCTATCCCCATTCAGGCGCGCGACCAGGCCGAGCGCGCGCCGGCAACCAGGCCACGGAGTTGAGATAATGAACGCTTTTACCATGATTGAGCCCGCGAACGATTCCGCGCCCGCGATCGGCACCGCTTGCGACACGCCCGGCGGCGGCCTGGCCTATGTTGTCGCGGTCAAGCCAGCCGAGAACGCGACTTATACGCTTTTCGGCGGCCCTTCGCCGATGGCGCGCGACCGCTTCACCCTGACTATTGCCAGCGAGGCCGGGCACGTTTCGGAAATCTCCGAGAACATCGCCGCGCCAATGATCCAGCGCGCCCGCTTTGTTGCCCCTATCAGTGAAGCGGAAGCCGCCGAACTGTGGGAGCGCGCCAAGGCCAAGCAAGCAGAAACCCGGCGCAACTTCGCCGCAGAGCGCGAGGCGCACGCAAAGGCGGTCGACCAGGCCAAGGACGAATTGCAGCGCATGGCCCCGCCTTGGGCGGAATCGGCAATCATCGCCGAACTGCACCAGGACGATTGCGATTCCATGACCGACTATTTCAACGCGCGCACCTTGCGAACGGTGGTTATCGGTTGGAGCAAACACGGCCGCGACCTGTTCCCCGAAATGCGCAAATTTGCCGCCACGTTCGCCGAAACCGCGGATCTTGCCACCGCGCCAGCATCGGCCGAGCACCGCGAAAAATACAGCATGGGCGCGGGAAACTATCTCAAATCCGGTTCGCGCTATTGCAGCGGTTGGGCGGTCAAAAAATCGCCGCTTAAAGGGCTGAGCTTCGCCGGGCTGGAATTCTCAGAGGACGCCCGCGCCTGGGCCGATATGACCGGCAAACTGGCCCCTACCGTGAATGAGCCGGAAGCCACCCCTACCCCGGCCGCGTGCGGGCGCTTCACCCTGTCGCAGCACACGCACAGCAAGAAGGGCTTTCAGATGTGGATTGCCAGCCTGCCCGGCAGGGTCGATCGCGCCGAATATGATCGCTTGAACACGGCGGCGCGCGAGCTGGGCGGGTGGTATTCGCGGCCCTGGGCTGGCACGCCGGGCGGATTTGCCTTCAAGGTTGAGGCAAAGGCGCTGGCCTTTGTCGCGGCCAATGGCGGGGAGGGCTGAGCCGATGCTGACAGATGAAACGGAGCGCCGCGCGCTTGTCAGCCTGGCAATCGGCCGAATTTTCCGGCTGGGATCACGTCCGGAGCAACCCGGCGATGCCGCCGAATATCAGCGCTGCAGGTCTATCGTTCTCGATAATGCCGGGCCCTGCCCGGTCGATCATTCGCCAAATTACGCCCGCGACTATGGCCGCGGCGCTATCAATGGGGGATCATAACCATGAACGCGCAAACCACGATTGACGCGCCCGGCCAAGCCGTCGCCACTTTCGCCAATATCGACGAACTTTGCGAGGGCCGAAATCGCGCCCTGGCGCATTGGCTGGCCGCTTATGATGGATTCCACACCGAAACCCGCGCGGCCGGGCTGGCCTGCATCGGCCGCGCCTTCCTCTCGATTCCGCCCGGCAATAACCGCTATGACGAATCGACCCTTGCCGCCGACTTCCTGCGCGCCCCGGATCAATTCGAGACTGAGCGCCTTGACGGCTGGAAAGAGGTTAAGACCCCGGCGCGCGAGGTCTTCGAGCGCAGTTTGACCCGCGAGCTTGACCGCTCCGCCTGGCAAGCATTGCTCGACCTGACCGGCGGCGGCGAATTGATGGACCGGCAAGCCAAAGAGGAATGGCGCGCCAGTCTCAAAGACCCTGCCCCGTTCACGCCTGAGAACTGCAAGGCGACGTTCGCGCACCTTTGGGGCAATCGCCGCGAATTGTTCCTGCGCGGGATCGCTAACACGTTTTCGCGGCTCGATCGCCGCTTTAGGTCGCATGACGGGTTCAAGATTGGCGCCCGGCTGATTATCGACGGCGGGCTAGATACCGATTACAGCGCGCCGCACTGGAAAGCCTACGAGCGGCGCGACACGTTCGAGGACGTGGAAAGGCTGCTCTATGAGCTCGACGGCAAGCCCTACCCCAGCCGCGTTGACAAGGCGCGCCGCGAGGATGGCGAGGAATGGCCCGCGCTCGCTTCCGAGGCCGTAACCAAGCTGAGCCGCGCCAATCTCCCCGAGGTTGTCACCGGGCCTTATTTCCGGGTCCGGGTGTTCAAGAATGGTAATCTGCACATTTGGTTCGAGCGCGAGGATCTGTTGCGCGAGGTTAATAGGCTGCTCGCCGAATACTACGGCGAGGCGATCGGCGACGGACACAACGAAACCGAGGCGCACAGCGCGCCCGAATACCATTTGACCCCGGCTAAGAATTTCGGCGCCTTCAACACCTCGCCCGAACTGGCCAAGCGGGTTGCCGGTTTCGCCGATATTCACAAGGGGCAAAGCGTGCTCGAGCCGAGCGCGGGGACGGGCGAACTAGCCAAGGCCGCGCGCGCACTTGGCGGCGATGTCCGCTGCATGGAAATTCAGCCCGGCTTGGCGCACGAGCTGGCCCAGGTTCACGGCTTCCGCACCTGGAACGGCGATTTTCTCAAAGCCACCCCGGCGGACCTTGGCACCTTTGACCTTGTGTTGATGAATCCGCCGTTTGATCGCGGGCGCGACTGCGACCACGTTCGGCACGCCTGGCAATTCGTCAAGCCGGGCGGCAAGCTGATTGCGATCATGTCAGCTCGCGCCGAATATGGCGAGGATTCGCGGCACAAGGCCCTGCACCGGCTGATCGAGGGCGCGCAATCCTGCTACGGGCGCGAGTCGTGGCACGATCTGCCGCCGGGCTCGTTCGCCCATGCCGGCACCCAGGTTAACACGGTAGCGCTGACCTTGCGCAAGCCTGCGACCTAGACCCAGGCGAAACGCGCCCCCAATCCCCGCTTAGGAAACGGGCGGGGCGCGTCCGGCGGACTTGCTCAAGCCGCCGCTGATGAGCCGAGCAACAGGAAAGGAATTGAGATGGCGAATTGGTATAGCTGCCCATCGGCAGGCCACGAAATCCACGGTCAATCGCTTGTCATTGATGAAGCGACGGGCGCAAATATCGCGGTGGTCTATGGTGACAGCCCCGGCGATGCCGAGTTGATCGCCGCCGCCCCGGCGATGCTTGAGGCGTTGCGCGAAGCGGTGGCGCGCGTCGCGTTGGCCAATGAGGAAGGCGAGCCGATTCTTTCGGCATGGCTGCCCGATGCCCGCGCGATCCTCGCCCGGATCGACGGCACCCCTACCGCGCAACCGGCGGGGGAGGGCTAGACCTATGGGCCGCTTTTTCATCGACAAGCAGCCGGCGGGCTGGCGCTGGTATTCCTACGCCGGCTTAACGGGCGCAATTGCGGAAATGCGCGAGGGGTTCAAAACGCGAGGCGCAGCGCTTGCCGACGCGCGGGCCTTTTTCGCCGATTTGGGGGAGGGCTGACCGTGGCCAAACCTATCACATGGGAGCGAGGCGAGCCCGGCTATTGGGAGGCGTTCACTGTGCCCCGCGACACTCCCCGGCAGCGCCTGGCAAGCCGCCCCGCAGCGTGGATTACCGGGAGCGCCCGCCTTGGTTATCACGGCGGCTTGAGCCCGAACCTTGACGCGACATTTCACGCGCGAACGATTCCGGCGCTCAAGCAACAGATAGAGCAGTTTCTTTCGCTCAGACTGGTTTGACCCCTACCTGACACACCCGGCGCGGCGGCCCCCAAGCCGCCCGCGTTCCCCGCGCCGGCTACCCCGGTTCGGCGAAGGCGCAAGCCTGCCCCCTGCGACCTGCCCAAGCGCAGCGGGGATCAACCTGGGCATATGGAGTTGTTACACATGGAACATTCAACGATTGACCTTGCGGCCGCAACCGAAACCCGCGCCGCCTTCACTATCGAGCCCAAGGCCTTCGACCAGGCCGCGGCCTTCCTCGCCCGGCGCGTGATCGAGAAGCGCAATTCGATTCCGATCCTCGCCCATATCCGGATTGTTGCGGACCTGGCTGGCACCGTCACCTTGACCGCAACCGATCTGGACAATTGCGCCAGCATCACGCTTGCCGCCACGGTCGAAAGCCCCGGCGCGGTCTGTGTCGAGGGCGGCCCGCTCGCCGATGCCGTCGCCAAACTGGTTAAGGGCAAGGCCTGGGAAATCCGCTTTACCGCCTGCGAGAACAACCGCGCCAAGCTCAGCGCGGGCGGCAATCGCGGCACGTTCACGCTCAAAACCCTGCCGGTCGATAATTTCCCGGTCGTGGCAGGCCCTACCGATGGTGAAACCCTATCCCGGTTTACCGTGCCGGCGGCGCGCTTCCTGGCTGACCTGGCCGCCCTGGCGCCGTGTATGGGCAGCGATGAACGCTATTACCTGAACGGCATTGCCCTGCAGCGGCGCGAGCTGGGCGGGCGCGAACGGCTGGCGCTGATCGCCACCGATGGGCACAATATGGGCGCTGCCAGCCGCCCTATCCCGGCCGGCGCGGAATCGCTCGAGGATTGCATTATCGGCCGCAAGACCGTTGCCTTACTCGGCCATGCCGGCAAGCTCGCCGGGGACTGCGAGGCCATGGCGATCGAGTGCGGCGGCGGGCAGGCAATCGGCGGGGAGAACGCGCCCGGCCTGCGGATCAATGACCGCGCCCGCTTCGACCTGGGTGACATCACCATTACCGCCAAGCTGATCGACGGCACCTTTCCGCAATGGGAGCGCGCTTTCGAGGCGGGGCTGGCCCCTACCGATGGAGACGCCTGCCTGTTTCCTGAATTGCTCCCCGGCGCCCCGGTCGCCGCGCTCGAAAAGCTGGGCAAGGCGGGCAAGGTCGCAATCGACTGGCAACCGGCGCGCGAGGGCATGATTGGCAGCGTTGCCGGGGATCCGGATCTGGTATTCGGGGCAATGGCGGTGCGCGACGGCGGCGCGGGCAAGCGCGATATGACCTACCAATGGAGCGGCACGGGCGAAGCGCTGGACTACCTTACCGCCATGGCAGAGGCGCAAGGCCTGCCTTCGCCCGATGAAATCAAGGCGCGGTGCAAGGCTTTCACCCCGGCCGGGCGCGATCCGGAAGCCTATTGGGGCTATGCCCATTGCCACGGCGCGCAACTGATCCAGTGCGGCGCGCAAGTCATGGGCTTGACCGTTTCGGGGCAATACAAGGCGACCGGCTGGCGCGAGACGGTCCAGGACTGGGAAGCGCTGTGCGACCGCGTAGTCGACCACCCGGCAGAGGAAGGCGCAATCGAAGGCTCCTATTCGATTGTGATGCCGCGCGAGCGTGCGCAGCTCGAACCCGAAAGCCGGATCATCGGCCCGGATGGGGTCACCTATCCGGTTGCCATGGGCGAGCGTGGCATTGCGTTCTCGAAAGAGCAGGTCCGCGCGCTGATCGGCGAATCGTGCTTTGAAACGATGGAAATCGTGCTGCCCAACGGCAAGCCCGCCTTTATCCTGCAATGGCTTTGGGAGCAGGGCGATAGCCGCTTTCTCACCGTGCGGCCCAACGGGCGAACCTATGAAGGGGCGCCCTATGTGACGCGGGCGGAAATCGAGGCCGGGCCGGTCGAAGCGGAGCCGGAAGCGGCCGAGGTGGAAGCGGTGGCGGTGGAATATGCTGCGCCTGCCAGCCAGAGCGGCGCTGAGAGCGATTGCGAGCCTGATCCGGCGCAGGAGTGCGAAACCGTGGCGGAAGCGCTCAGCGAGGCTCCTGCGGCAAATTCGGAGCCTGTGGATATTATCGCGCCGGTTGAACTTTCCGATGATAGCGTAAAGTTGCCCGCGCCGGACCCCATGGCCGAACTCGCCGCCCGCGTGGCGGCGCTCGAGGCCCGGCTTGCCGCCCCCCTACCGGCGACAACCAGCGAGGGGGCTATCCCGGCTGCGCAGGAGCGGCCCAAGCGCACCCCGGCGCATGAGCGCGCGGTGCGGCGGGCCTGGGCGGAGCGCAAGGCTGCCAGGCTGCAACGCTCGATTGCCGAGGATCACATGCGGATGCGCGAACGCCTGCAGCACGAATTGCTCAAGGAAGGCCGGGCACATGAACGCACTATCGCCAAGCGCCGCCGCTCTACCGCGCTCGCCCGCCGTCGCGGCAAGGACATGGCAACCATGGCGGCGATGCTCCGCGATGCCCACGCCCGGCTCGCCAGCACCGGCGACAGCGAGGCCATGCAGGCCCGGTCGATCGCCGAAAGCCAGGCCGCGGCGCAATACCTCAATGCCCGCGCCGCGAGCGAATCGCTGCTGATCATGCAGGCGAGGGCGGAACGCGAGCGGCTGCGCGCCGACAAGGCCGAAACCGCGCTTGCTGCGGTCCAGGCCCGCGCCGATGGCTGGCCGCCGGCGGTGCGCAATGTCAGCGTGCGGTTCGCGGCCTAGCCCTATCGGTGGAAACAGGGGGTGGGTTGCGCTCACCCCCTACCGTGGGTTACCATGCCCGCACCGGATCAGCTCGCGCCGGGACCATGCAGAGCAACAGGAAAGGTTGAGACGATGCGTTGCGATCAATGTCAGCATTGGAATCTGTCCGACGAGGACCGCTGTTGGGATGCGAAAGCCGCCGGGCTGGGCATCTGCGAAGCTATCAAGGAAGGATGGACGGTAGCCGACAAGGCGAGTTCCGGGCTCCCCCGGGACAATTCCATGCCTCTCGAATGGGAGGCGGAGAAGCCGGACCCAGCCGACCGCTACATGGCTGCGCGCGCATCCGCATTGAAAGAAGCCAAGGCGGTAGCATGGGACGGTAGCGAGTATCGCGCTTGGGTTTACACAACGGTCGACTTCGGCTGCGTGCTGTTCGAGGCCAAGTCATGACCGGCCTGGTCCAGCTCCTCACCGATTGGAAGGGCCCCCTCCCGCCCGGCGGCGCCATCTGCGAGCCCAAGATTGACGGCTTCCGCGCCGCCCGCTTCCCCGGGATCGACGGCAAGAACCGGCTCTGGACCCGCAACGGGTTCGAGATCCACGGCGCCGCGCATATCCTGCACCAGCTCGCCCGGATGGAACGCGAAGCGGGCGAACCGCTGTTCCTTGACGGCGAATTTCAGGTCGGGGGAACGCTCGCCGCAACCAAGCACTGGTGCGAGAGCGGCTGGAAGCTCGGCGGGGAGGCGGGGACTCTGCATCTGTTCGATGCTATGCCGCTCAGCCAGTGGCGCGCCGGGGGCACCCCTATCCCGCTCTACCAGCGCAAGGCCTGGCTCAAGGAACTGGTCGCGGCCTGCGCCGGCGAGGAGTGGGAATGGCGCGAGGGCAGCTGCGGGCGCGACGAGGGGGCTACCCCGGTTGTCCTGATCGAGGACGAGTGGGTGGGCAGCGCCCAGGACGTGCTCGCCGCGGCCTGCCGGATCTGGGCGGCCGGGGGTGAGGGCGTGGTGATCAAGGATGCCGACGCGCCTTATGAGCGCAAGCGCTCGCAGACGTGGCAAAAAATCAAGCGTGAGAATCAGCACAAGTGGAGGATGGCGGCATGAAGGATCGAAATCTCATGGAGTTTCGAGAGGGCGGCACCAATCTTGCGATCAACCGGCTCTCGCTCGCAATCGAGCGGCGGGCGTTTATGATCGGTGACGAGCTTTCAAAGGTCGCGCTCTTCGTTCGTATCGCCTGCACCCAGCCTTACCTCGCAAGGGGCGGTGACCACGGAAGCTGGGAATATCGCTGGGACATGATCTTACTCAAGCACGATCAGGCGCCGCCGCCGAGCGAGCACGTCTGGGAGATATTCTCCAAGTCGGAGCATGGCGCATGAACCTCGACCTGTTCGACCCCAAGACCGCCAAGCGCTTCCGCGACCTTGCCGCCGAGGTCCAGCTTGCCCGCGAAACCGGCGCCAACCACGGCGTCGTGCTCGCCGATGCGGTTCAGGCGATGAAGCGGCTCAACAAGCGCGCCAGGGTGGTGCCGAACCATGAGCGGGTCGAGATTGTCCAGCACCGCGGGCCGACGATCGAGTTCAGCGGGCGGCTGCTCGCCAGCGACGAATTCGTCACGCGCGGCGATGATCCGATGCGGATCGAGATGGAGATATGGGAAAGCGCGGCCGGCGCCTTGGTCGCAGTCAGGAGCAGCGAGCCCGCTGAGCGCGAGGGGATCGAGATCGTCTGGGCGACGGTGATCGAGCCAGGGCCGGACCCCTTGGCCATGCACTGCGCGGTGATGGATGCCTTCGACTGGCAGGATCGCGCCCGCTCGATGGCGCGCAAGCTGGGCTGGTCGCTCAGGGTGGAGGTGGAGTGACCCCTACCGATGGAGCCGGACCCTACCGGCGAAGACTGGCGCGAACTGACGCTAACCCTACCCCGGTTTAGCATGACGCAGAGGTCATATAACGCCGGCTTTATGTCCCTATCCCGGCTGTCCGGGTACGCGGGGCGGCGCAGGTTCTCGCGAACCCCCCATGCGCCGCCCCCGCTCCGCTCCGGGGTAGAGTTTCCGCGAGCGAAGTTCAGATCAGCGAATGGATCACGAAGTCCTGGGCATAGAGCGCCGGCTTGCGCAGCCCGCGCGCGAACGGCGGCTTGTCGAACACGCCCAGATAGGTCTTGGCCTGGCGATAGGTGGTGCTGTCGGGATCGAAGCAAAGGTAGATGATCCCGCGCCGCCCCAGCACTTCGCTCAACTTGCGGAAATCAGCCTCGAACACCGCCTCGGTCTGCCACCCCAGCGTGAAGTCGATCCGCCGCATGATCCGCCCCGGGGTCTCGTCAAGCACTCCCCAGCGGCTGAATGACAGGTCGCCGAGATCGGTCGCGCCCATCTCGTATTCGGGGTTGTAGAAGTTGCTCGGCACGATGGTTTTGCCCAGCACCAGCGAAGCCGCCTGAAAGTCGCCGGTGTGCCCGGTGATGTCGACCCGCCACCAGGTCGCGTTGTGCGTCGCGCCGATTTCGAGGTGCGAATGGTAGAGCCCGTCGTCGCGGGTGATCGAAGGGGAGATGAACGCCAGCGCGGTGCTGTCATAGGGCGCGGTGCCGTCGACCTCGGCCTGGCTCGTACCCAGCCGCAGCCGGATTTGCGTTCCGGACAGGGCATTGGCCGAAACCATCGCCATGAAGTCGATCGCGCGCGATGCGGCGAACTGCCCGCGCACCCAGACGTTGGTGTTACCGGTGCTTTTCCAGGTCAGCGCGATGGCTTTCTGGCGATTGAGGTGGCTCGCCGGGAACCCGGCGGTCTCGTTGCCGGTGGCGATCGTGCCGAGATCGAGCGGAACCACGAACAGCGGCTTGCGGATGGCCATAGTGTTGTCAGCCCCAGACGTTGAACGCCGCGCTGCCGCGGCCCAGATCGACCGCGATCTCACCCACCAGCATGGCCCGGTCGATGTCGCGTTCGGTATCGGTATAGCGCACCACCGGCAGCGTGCCCGAATAGGTCAGCGCCAGCGCCTCGTCGGTGCCGGTCGCCTGCACCGTGAACCGCCGCCGCGCCGCGCTGAGCAGTGTCAGCCGTTCGTCGGCCATCGCTTGCGCGTCGGCGACCGCATCGAAGAACGATTCAGCCGGATCCTCGCTCTTGCGGGCGAGCGCGCCGTACTGGCTCTCGACCGTGGCGTTCTCGGCCACGGCGCGGCGATAGGGCTCAAGGATGAACCCGATCCGGGCCGGGGTTGCTGGCATCAGTCTTGCTCCCGATCATCCTGAGCGTTGTCGAGGGGTGGGTCTTCGCGGAACGCCAGCAACACCATGATCAGCAGCGCGGCAATCACCGCGACGATGCCCAGCGCGATGGCCCATGGCGGAAGTAGGGTGGTCACCGCCCGGCCCGCTCGCGCCAGGCCTTGAGACCATCGACCTTGGCGCGGCAGTCGCCCCAGGCGCCGCGCATGGCGAGGGTGTAGCCCAGCATCATCGTGTCGCGCTGGCGCTGGACCGCCATGACCGTGTCCAGCGCCGCGGCCCAGTCCTGCGCGGGCAGCTCGGGCGCCTGGGGTTCGTCGGCGCAGGTGGCGAGTTCGGGCGGCGGCAGGCTGAGCCGCACCGGGCGCGGGCCGCAGCCGCTGGCCAGCAGCAGCGCGGGGGCGAGCAGCAGGATCGGGGTCAGGCGCATGGTCAGTCCTTCCTCAGTTGGTCGAGCCCGGCCTTGAGCGGGTCGGCGGCGTTCTTCGCGGCATCGCGCGCGGCCTTGTTGCCCGCTTCGACTTCGGCGCTGGTCGCTTCGCTGGCCTCGATCGCATCGATCGCGGCAGCGCTGCTCACCGCCTCGACCTCGCGCTTCACTTCGGCCTCATGCTCGCGGATCAGCGAGCGGTCGTAGCAGCCCTTGAGCACCGCCAGCAGCGCGAGCACCGCCAGCGCGGCGGTCAGCCAGGCCAAAGGCTTCCGCACCCATTCGGGCAGGCCCCAGCGGGCGAACAAGGCGATAAGCGGGGTCAGCATGACGTGGTCTCCTTCGGCTTGATCCTCGGCATGATGCTGAGGTCGATTTCCGGGCAGGCGCCCGGCAGAATGATGGTTAGCGCGCGGCGACCGTGCGGCTTCTTCGTCCAATCGTCACCACGCAGGTTGATCGCACGGCCGAGGAAAGCTGCCAGCGCACCGCACAGGCGCTGCACCAGCAGGTCGGCGGTATCCGCGTTCTCCGTCCACGGCACTGCGATCAGATCGATGTCGCGCGCCAGCGAGCCATGCACGGCGAGCGCGTAGCCGCATCCGCGCGCTGCCAGTTGCAGGCCCGGCAGCATCTCAGCAAGCAGGGTTTCGGTGAACGCGCGGGTCGCGCGCTTGAGCGCCGGGCAATCCTTGGCGGCTTCGAAGTGCTCACTCATTCCCGGGGAGCCTCAGTCTCACCGACCGTGATATTGTGATGCGGCGCCTGCGGCTGCGCCTGCCTTGGCGTCCGCAGCAAGCCGATCAGCCCGCCGGTCACCGTGCCAAGCCCGAACACCTCGAGCTTGCCGATCAGGTCGGGCCAAATCCCCGCCGCCGCGATCGTTCCGAAGTAGACCATGACCAGCGCCGCCAGCGTCCACAGATAGGCGCGGTATTCGTGTCTGAGATGTTCGGTCATGGTCCCCCCGGTTGCTTGCGGTTCAGCCCTGGGCCACTTCGGCCTTGGCCACCCCGGCGCGCAGCGTGCCGATGCCAAGGAAGGCGAGCACCGCGTAAACCTGCGGCGGGATCGCCACCCCGAACGCTTCGGCCAGCGCGACGGCCGCGCCGACGAAGGCGATGATGTAGGTCTTCTTGCCTTGCAGGGATGCTAACATGGTCTTCACTCCTTCGCTGTTGAACTAGGCTTCGTTGGTCGAAAGCCGCCCGCCCATCGCCACCTGGTACGGCTTGGCGGAGGCGGGCAGCGCGGTCTTGACTGGCGGCCGACGCACCGCGATGCAGCGCGACTTCGCGATCCGGGCAATGCTCACCGCGTCGCCCTGGTTGCCGCCCAGCACATGATAGGCGCTGACATCCTCGGCGATGTAGAACCCGACGTGCCCGCCGCCGCCGGGGCGCTGGAACACCAGAATGTCGCCGAGCGAGGCGTCGGGCGACTTGTCGCCATAGTCGGCCCACGACCGCGCCCAGAGGGGCTGATTGTCAACCGGCTTGCCCGCGCGCTTGCAGACCACCGCGACAAACGCGCCGCACCACGGAATCGAGTCCTGGGTATAGACGCTGGCGACGCCGATTTCCTTGGCCCAGCCCAGAATTTCCGGGTTGTTCTTGGGCCCGGCGACCTCCTTGGTGCCATGCAGCGCCAGCCCCTCGGCGATCACCCGCGGCAGCGGTTCGGCCCGGGCGAGCCAGTCATAGCCGGTTGGGTAGCTCATCGCCGTCCTCCTTCAAGCAGGATATCGAGTTTGGTTTCGATCCGCGCGAGGCGGTCGGTGGTCTCGTCGCGCGAGGCCTTGAGCGCGGAAATCTCGCGCTCGTGAACCTGCACCGTGGTCCAGACCACCCCCGCCGAAAACAGGATGCTCGCGGCACTTGCCAGCACCGAGAACACCACCCCCCATTCCAGTTTGGTCATTATTTTGCGGTCTTCCTGTTCCATATCAAATCACCATGTCGCTGTTGCGCCGCCGCGGAGACACCACGGTAATCGTGTGCCAGACCTCCACCGCCAGCGCGTTGATCCGCACGTCGGATGGAAAGGCGGCGAAGACTTCTGCCGCCAGCGCGTTCACCCGCGCATCGGCCGGGAATTCGGCGAAGACTTCTGCCGCCAGCGCTTCGATCCGGTATTCGTTTGCCATCAGAGCCTCCCGGGACTATTCGGCCAGCCGTCCGCGACGGCGACGGTAGGGCTTTTGGCTCTGTCCCCACGACCCATCGCTTGGCCTGCTGGCACTAATGGGGTTTGCACAGGCGCCGCGGGCATCAGACGGTGACCTTGGGCTGCAGCTCAAGCGCGTTGACCGCCGATGTGGTCCAGGCCGCGCCGGTGTTGGGATCGACCGCCAGCGGGCGTTCGAACCGGCCGCCGCTGCTGCTCAGCGCGTAGTTTGAGCCGTCCGATGTTGTTGCTCCCGACTTGACCCCGAGCGCGATCGAGCGGTTGGTCGCGTCGGTCTTGCTGGCATAGACGATCGCATTCACCTCTTGGATCGACAGCGGTGTGGTCGGCAGGTTGCCCAGCCCGAGCAGGTCCAGATCTCCCACCGTGCTGCCGCTCAGGTAGTCGGTCCGCGAGGCCAGCGCCTCGTCGACAAGCGCGAAGTGGCTGGTTCCGGTGGACGGCACCAGGTTGAGCGTCGCGCCATCGGAGGTAGGATAAAGCGTCGAGGCACGGATCGGGTTGGCAAGGCGGGTGGCGGAATCCTGGACGAGCATATCGTCGTAGCGCCCGCCGATTGATCCACTTCCGCCCGAGAAATAAATGCGATCAACAACACCCGTTCCACCGTTCTTCGTGTCTAGGCCCGTCAGGTTCAACTTCTGCACACCATCGAGATAGATCGTAACTCTGCCAACGGTGTCGCTGATTACCACTTCGACCTGTAGCGAATACCAACTACCCACTGTGAATGCGCCGCCCGCGCTCGAGCCGAGCAGGGTTCCGTTCCGCTTGGCTCTGATCGTGCCGTCAGCCTCCCAAGTCAGGTCAACGTGGTTAGTAGCCCCCTCTCTAAAAAAGATGATTGATCCAGTAGTCCCGGCAACCACCATGAACCCGGCTTCGAATGTGAAAGACGAAAGCGCCGTGAAGGTTGGCGTAATCCAGTCCGTAGATGCCCCCGTCAAATTTGCGGCCTGCCCCGTCCCGAATCGTCCAGTGACAAGTGTGCCACTTGCCGCGGTCGGCCATTTCGAAGCAACGCCTACATCAACTCCGCTAACGCTGGCGTAAGTATCGAACCCGTCGCGAAAGACCAGATTGGGCATTTCTCAAATCCTCAGTAAGTGAACGGAATCGCGAAGGCATAGCCAACCGCCGTGTCGACGCTCGCTGGGCCAACCAGCCGCAACTCGTCGGTGCCGCCGACCAGCGTGAAACTGGTCCCGCCCGCCGTTGCAAAACTAACCACCCCGCTGGTCGAGATCGTGATCGTCCCCACGGTGCTGCCGTTCTTGCTGACATCGATCGCGAAGCTCGCCGCCGGGTTGGCGCCGCCGCTCAGTTTCTTGCCGCTCGCCCCGGTGAAGTTGGCCGGGAATGTCCAGGTTTCGCCGACCGGCGGAGTGGCGGCGAAGAACACCTCGCTGGTGGTCAGCGCCTGACCCAGGATCGTCGGCGCCAGCGCCCGGCTGCGCACCCCCGAACTGGCCTGGATGAAACTCAGTGCGGTGGTTCCGACCGAGATCGGCGCGTTGGTCTCGCACTGCCAGATGGTTTCCTTGTTGATCGTGCCTTCGCTCACCGCCATCGCCGCGTTGACCAGTTCCGGCCCTTCGTCGGCGTCGGTGGTCCGGGTCATGGCGCTTGCGGCGCCGTTCCACGTCCAGATTCCGTTCTGGCTGGCGGTGGTCTGATCTTTCAGCAGCACCCGGTCGCCCGCAACCAGCGTCACCCCGTCGATCGCCGAACCGGGTGAGGCGGTGTTGACGTTGGCCACCGAGGCGGCGCGTACCGCTTTCTTCCACGGCCCTTGATCGGCGCCGGCCGTGGCCACGTCGCTGACCGGAGCCTTGTATTGCGAGGCAGGGGCGCCGGGCACCCAGAGATAGACATAGCCCGCCGCGAGTTCCGCCGCCGTCGCATTGGGCAGTGTGGTTACGTCGGTGGTCATGTCACAGTCCTATCGAAGTCAGTTTGCAGGTCACCGAAGCGTCGCGGGCGCTGCTGATATAGGCCCCGCCCAGGGTGTCGCCGCCGTTGCCCATGTCGATGTAGGGGTTGTTGTCCTGCGCCCCGGCGCCGCCTTCGCCGCCGGCAATCGAGGCGTGCGCGAACTGGTCATAGACGTGGCCGTTGCCGTAGCTGAAGAACACCGCGCTGGCATTGCCCGGAACGACGATCTCGCGCCAAGTCAGCACGATCCCGTTGCCCAGTTCGGTCTTGCCGCTGGCATCGTTGCCCAGCCAGATCGGCACTGCATCGGCGGTGAACAGGATGCGGTAGGGCCCGAAACTCACCCCGCTCGCGGTGATGGTCAGGTCGATGTAGCCGCTGCTGCCATCGGTCGCGGTGATCTTGCCCTTGTTGGGATCGCCGTTGGTGGTGTTGATCGTCGCATCGATCCCGCTCGCGGTAATGGCATAGGTGGTGGCAGTGTCGGCGCGGATATCGATGGCACCGCGCTTGACCACCGGGGTCAGCGTGCGCGGGTATTGCCCCGCGACCACTAGCCCGTCCGAATCGAGGCTGACCGTCTGGTTGGCGGGCGGCACCACCACGATCGAGCTCGGCGCTGCGACCGCGGTGTTGGTCGTTTCGATCGCGGTGCGGTAGGTGCCCAGCACCAGATCCCAGTCGGTGCGGGTAATCGGAGTGTCCTGCGTGGTGTCGTTCCATGCCGGGCTCAGCCCGTCGCGCAGCGTCACCCAGGCGGTGCGCGCCGCGTCCATCGCCGCGGTATTGATCCCGAGCAGCACCGCCCGCGCCAGTGCGCCCTGATAGGCGGATTCGAGCCGGGCGTTCTCGGGGATCACCACCCGGATCTTCTCGTCGATGGTCAGCAGCCCGTCGTCGTCGACGTTCTGCAGCGCCTGGATTACCTCGGTCAGGCTGCGGTCGCGCACCGAGACATAGCCTGAGCCCCGCAGGGCATTGGCGCCGTTGAACAGTTGCTCGGCGCCGTTGTAGAGGTCGAGCCCTTCGAACCGGAACGGGTGGTTGCTCTCGTCGTAGTAGATCGAGCCCAGCGCCCAGTCGGTGGGCGGCGGCGCAGGCCAGCGTTCGGTCGAGATGCCGCCTTCACCGCTCAGCGGCGACCAGTAGGCGCTGCCCAGCGTCGGCGCATTGCCCGCGGTAGGTGTGGCGTTGACATAGAGCCACTGGCTCTCGTCGGCGAGGTGAACGATATTGCCCTCGCGGTAGATCGTCAGGATATCCCACAGCCCCATGTCGATCAGCGGGGCGTAGAACGCGATTTCCTCGGGGGTGTGCACCCGCCACGAACGGTTGGCGCCCAGCACTACCCGCCAGAACGGCGGGCTGACCGTATCCTCGCGGCTGTCGGTGACCTGCGGCAAGGCCGCGCCCTTCGCGTCGAGCACGAACTGCTGCGTTGCCCCGAAATCGACCCGGGCGACGAACAGTTTGCCGTCGAGCCCGACCCCGGCCTGGGCATTGCACGGCAGCGCCAGCCGCTGCGCCAGTGCCAGCACATTGGTCTGGTCCTCAACCACAAGGTTGACGTTGCGCGCCACCGCGGTGTCGAGCGCGGTCAGGCTGCTCGCATTGACCAGCGCGGGATCGATCCCGGCGATGTCGCAGATCGCGTCGATGAACGCGCCGGTACGCCGCGGGGTATTGGCCCCGACCTTGTGACCCTTGAGGTCGGCGGTGATCACCCCGTATGCCGGGGCGCCGAGCCGGATCATTCCTTCGGCGTGGCAACTCGCCCAGCCCCCCGCCGGGATCGCTGCCGCAACCAGCGCGGCATAGGTCGCGTAATTGCCATAGGACGCGCCATAGTCGGCGCCGCGTTCGTAAACCGTGCTGACCGCCTCGATCTCGCCGTAGCCGCTGAACTGGTACACCGAATCGACCGCGTTGATCAGCACCGGCTCGACGTTGAGCGCCCAGCCCAGCACCAGCGGCTTGGGCCGACCCTTGAGATCGGCCCCGCCCTCGGCCCCGCCGGTCCCGGCATAGGCTAGGCTCAGCACATCGGCGACGAAGGGCTCGCTATCGACCGCAACGCTCAGCGAGAGCGTCTGCCCGGTGCGCGCGAAACTCGCGACCTTGCCCTTGAACCGTGCGGTCCACGGCCAGGCGGTCAGGTGGTCCTCGGTATAGATCTCGACCGGCGCCCCGGCCCAGGCATAGCTGTCGGCGTCGGGCCAGGTCGTCTTGAGCGTTTCCATTGCCAGCGGCAGGCTGGCGCTGGCCGGCGCAGTGGCGGATTGGAACGAGCCGTCGAACAGGCTCTGGCGCAGCACCAGGGCATTGACCATCGCCGGTTCCCAGCGCTGGCCGTTGAGTCCGTTGACCGCGCGGCCTACAGTCGCATCGTTGTGCGCCGAGACCCGCAGCGTCACCCGGTTGCCGGTCCCCGGATCGAGCGGCTGAACGATGGCAAGTATGGCGCGCAAGTCAGTAACCGCTCGTCCGGCTGAACCCGAGTGCGGCGAAGCCGTCGGTGCTGATCGTGGTCAGCGTTCCAGCGCTGCGCAGCCCCACCGCGGTCAGTTCGATCAGGGTGCCAAGGTTCTGGTTGGTCGCGGCGATTCCGGCGGCCAGCGTATCGGTCTGGACTGCAATCGTCGCCACCACCTGGGTGTTGTCGTTGGCCGGAGTCACCGGGCTGTCGGCGAACGGGCTGGTTCCGCCCGATGAGGCGGTGAGCAGCGCGTCCTGCGCCGCCAGCGTGGTCCTGGTCAGCGCGGTAACCTCTTCGAGCAGCCGGAAATAGTCCGGGGTCGAGCCCGAGAGGTCGCGCTGGATCGCGAGCAGGTCGCGCGCCGCCTGGGCATAGTCGTCGAACGCGGTGGTGTCGCCCGCCGCAACCCGCGCCGCAAGCGGCTGATAGGCGGCCTGCGCGGCACTCAGCCGGTCGCGCAGCGAAAGCGCGTCGTTGCCGATGGTCAGGTCGGCGAGCAACGCTTTGAGCGATCCGGTGAGTCGTTCCCCGGCTTCCTTGATCGCCTGCGCTCGCTCGATCCCGTAGAGTTCTTCGAGCTGGGCAAACTCGGCCGCGCTCGCCCCGGCCTCGGTGAAGATGCCCTTGAGTCGGGTGAATTCCTTGTTGAGTTCGTCGATCGCCGCGCCGACCGGATCCTTGATCGCACGCAGCCGCTTGAACACGCCCTCGAAGTCGAGCGCCTTGCCAATCTGCCGTTCGAGATCTTTGCCCGACTTGAGCAGTCGCTGCGCGCCCTGCGAGATCCCGGTGATCACCCCGTCCTGAATCGCATCGAGGATCGCGGCGCGGATCGCGGCTTCCTGATCCTGGCCGAAATCGAGCACACCCGCGCCCTTGGTTCGGCCCTGTCCGGTGGTATCGACGCGGTAGCTTTTCTTGCGGATGCCGATCGAGACCCCAATCGGGCCATCGGCGGTGCCGCCAAGCTGTTCGGCAATGCGGTTGAGCGCGTCGCTGACCGAATCCCCAGCCCCGCTCGCCGCCTCGCGCCGGCTTGCGCTATTGCCACTGACCGAGCCGACCGAAACGCCGTCCGGGCCGGCGGTCAGGGTTGCCGAAGCCTTCTTGGTCTTCTTGAAGATGCTGCCGATCAGCGAGCCGATGATCGAGCCGATGATCTCGCCGCCGGGAATGGGGAGCGCGGAGCCGATCGCCCCGCCGATCTGCGCGCCGGTGGTCGAATTCTTGATGCCCAGCGAGTCCATCAGTCCGGAGATCTGCGTGCCGGTTTGTGCGCCGCCCAGGGCACCGCCAAACGCGCCGCCGATCTTGGTGTCCTTGCCGAACAGGTCGCGCAGCCCGCCCAGCACCGCGCCGGGTGTACCAGCGGTAATCTGGCCCTCGATCACACCGGACAGCACCGAGCCGATCTTGCCCGCGAACTTCTCGCCGAGCAGCGGCTTGAGACCTTCGGAAATCGGCTCGGCCATGCGCTTGGCGATCTCGGCCGCCCATTTGGCCGGATCGAGTTGGTCGCCCACCTTGTCGATCTTCTTGCCGACCACCACGATCTCGTTGGTGCTCTCGCCGACCGCCGCCTCGATCTCAGCGCTGTTGTCATTGGCCGCAGCCGAAGGAGAGCCATAGATCGAACCGAACGCGGCATCGAACGCCGAAGGTGCTGCGCCTGGGGCCACCGGCCCGGCCGGGATGGCGCGCAGCTTGGCGACAGTGCGCGCGAACTCGTCAGCCGCTGCGCCCGACGCCTTGCCGGCGCGCTCGGTCTCGGTCGAGAAATAGTCGACGCTCGCGCCCAGCCCGGACTGGCCCTTGAGCCATTCGTCCATCTTGCGGAAGGAATCGCCGAACAGGCGCTCGACAGTGATCTGCGCCTGCAGCCGCTTGAAGATCTTGCCGATGTTGCCGATCGAGCCTTCGCCGGCGAAGATCGAGACCAGCTCGTCTTTCACGCTGCGGGTCGCAGAGAGGTATTCGCCGATGATCGCGCGCTTGCGTTCCAGTTCCTCGCTGTGGAGCCGCTCGCTGCGCACCAGGTCGAGGATCGCCGCCTTGCGCTCGTCGGTGAGGTCGCCGATCGTGTCCTCAAGCCGCCAGATGGTTTCGAGCGCCTGCGCCTCGTCCTCGCGTCCGGCGGTGATCAGCGTCTCGATCTGCAGGCGGCGTTCCGAGGCTTCGGCCAGCTCCTCGAACGGGCGCACCAAAGCCTCCTGGATCGTGGCCTTGGCGGCCTGCGCCTCGGCGATCATGTCGGCGAACCCGGGCGGCTTGCGCTCGGCCAGTTCGGCAATGGTCTTGTCGAGATCGCGGGTCGCGGCATTAGCGGCGTCGATCAGCCGGGGCTGCTCGTCGAAGCGCTCGTTGATCCGGGCGATGCTTTCGGCGGAGCGTTCGCCAAAGGCCTGCAACTGCTCGGCAGCCTGTTTGGCGCGCTCGACCGCGCGCTCGGCGGCTTCGTTAACCTTGACATCGTCGACCGGGAACAGGCCCTTGCTAGGATCAACCTTCTTGCCGTTGACCGTGACTTCGTAGTGCAGGTGCGGCCCGGTCGAACGCCCGGTGCTGCCAACCTTGCCGATGGTCTGCCCCTGCTCGACGCGCGCACCTTCGGAGACCACGGCGTTATCAGAGAGGTGGCCGAACCGGGTCTTGGTCCCACCGCCATGATCGATCACCACATATTTGCCCAACGTCGGGCTGAACCCGACCGCCTCGACCACCCCGATTTGCGGGGCCTTGACTGCAGTTCCAGTTGGTGCGGCGAGGTCGAGGCCGCCATGGCGGTGGCCCGGGCGCTGCTCGTTGAAGCGGCCCGTCACAGTGCCGCCCGCTACTGGATTGATGAACTGGGCAAGCCCGGTGACTTCGCGGGTCTTCTTCTCGCTCTCCCGGATCGCTTTCAGTTCGGCCTCTTGCAGCCCGAGCAGGCGCTCACGCTCCTTGCGGTACTCGGCGACCGCGACCTTACCCTTGTCGTAGCCCCGTTCGAGCTTGGCCAGAGCGTCGGCATACTTGTCGGTGACCGCGATCTCCTTGTCGAACACCCCTTCGACCTGGCGATTGGCGATGCCCTTCTCGATGTCGCGGATGCTCGCAAGGATCGCCTCGACCTGCTTTTGCGCAGTTGTGGCCTGCGCGCCAAGCGCACCCTTCACTTCGCCGCCGCCTTTCGATGCCGCCGACTGTTCAAGGAATCGGGCCTGAAACTGCGCCGCGATGGCCTTGGCATTCTTGAGCCGTTCGAGCGTGTCGGCGCGGGTCAGTTCGAGCGCGCCAAGGGTCAGTTCCTTGCTCTTGCTCTGGGCGTCGTTGTACTCCCGGATCGCCTCGACCACGACCTTGTAGGATTTGGCATTGAGGTCGAGCCCGGTCCGCAGGTCGGTAAGTGCCTTGGCCAGCGCCTTGGTCTTGTCCGCGGCACTGTCTGCGGCATCTCCGGAGCGGAATAGATTGTCGATCAAGCTGCCAAGCAGCGCCGCGCCAGCGACCACCGCGAGCGACCACGGCCCCGACATCAGCGTCGCAAACCGCCCGATCTTGTCGGCGGTCTTGTTGCTCGATCCCTCGAGACTGGTCAGCGCGAACAGCAATTGTGGAATTTGCTGCGCGAAGATCACCGATGAGCGCGTTCCCGACTGGAACTGGATCGCCATGTCCTGCAACTGCTGCCCGGTCTGGACCATCGCCACCCGGCTGCCGCGCAGCGAGGTGTTGTGGATGCCGTAGGCGTCGGTGCCGCGCCGGGTTGCTGCCACCACCGCATCGGTCGCGCTCGCGGTCTGGTTGAGTTCGGCCTGAACCTGATCGAGAATGGTGATCCGCTGGCGCAGCGCCGCAAGGTTGCCCTGCTCGACCCGCGCCAATTCGAACGCGGCGCGGATTTCCTGGGTGCGGGCCCGGCCGTTCTCGCCCGAGGCTATGGCCGCGGCGCGGCTGGCCTGGGCATATTCCTGCGTCGCCCGCGCCACCGCTTCCAGTTCGCGCTCCATCTGGCGGAGCTGATCGATCTGCAGGTCGAGGCTACCCCCCGCGTTGCGCGGCAGGCTCAGCGCCTGGGCGACGGTATCGCGCACGCCCGCAAGCGCGCCGGTCATGCCCTGCGCGCCGCGCCGCCCGGCGTCGGTCATGCCGGTGACAAACTGGTCGAAGGTCCGCTGGTTGGCGGGATCGGGACGCGCGGCGATATATTGCGGAAACGTAGTTCCCGTCATGCCCTATCCCTTCCGCTAGAGGTGGTCAGCGCGAACTCGCGCCGCATGGTTTCACTGGCCACCGCCGCGGTGATCTGCCTGGGATCGACCCGCGCGGTCCTGCTGGTCTGGGGGATGCCGATGAACGCCGCGATCAGTTCCTGCTGGACCTGGCCCTTTGGCACCTTGCCGCGCTTGGTCAGCGGCTTGATCGAGCGGCGCTTGCCCGAGAGCGAGAGCGTCGCGTTCTTGACGAACAGCGTGTTGCCGATGCGGAACAGCCGCCCATACTTGGCGGCATAGGTCCGGCTCCACAGCTTGGGGGTGAGCCGCACCCGCCCGCTCGAATTGCCCCCCGAGGAGGGCAGCGGCACCCGTGCGTAGCGCATGATGTCGTCGGTCGGGAACCACAGCAGCCCGCTCGGATTGCGCGCCCGGATGCTCGCGCCTTCGGTATAGGCCTCGATCGCCCCGCGGCTGCGCCGCGAGCCGCTGCGCACGAACACCCAGCCCGAGGCCGACCACGAATCGCCGCGGCGGTGAACCTGCCCGCTTTGCTTGAGATCGCTGCCCGAGCCGATCGCCTGGCCGAGCCGTCCGAGCCCGGCCGCCGCCATCTCGGCGCGGATCCGGGTCTTGGCCTGCGCCGCGGCGCGGTCGGTGGCGCGCAGCGCGGCCTGCTGGATCGAATTCTCGAACGCGCGGCGCAGCGCCGGGGCCTGCGTCCTTGGGGTGCGGACCTCGACGATCACGGCTTCTTCTCGCGGAACCGCGCCTCGCACTCGTAGGCGATGTCGAAGGCCTGGATCAGGTGCATCGGCTGTTCTAGGAGGCCGCGGCCATCGGGCCAGTCGATCCGGCCGTTTCCGTCTCTGCAGCGGACGGCGAGGTCGATGATGTCGCGCTCGTGCTCGTAGCGGTTGAGGGGGTTGCCTTCGACTTCGCCGACGCCGGGGATGCTGAACTGGCGTCCTCCGCTTCCGCCGGCGAACCAGTCGCGTCGGAAGTAGGTAGCGGCGGCGATGCGAAGTTTTTTTCCGTGTCCTTGGGGAGATGGAACGCGGCGAAGCCGATGTTGCGCAGTTCGCCAAATGGATCGTCGGCCCGGGTCTGGTCGAAGCCCAGTTCCTCGGCGCGGTCACCCAGCCATTCCTGCAGTTCGGCCATGCACTCGCGATCCACCAGCCCGTCGATGTCGCGGCGCAGGTCGAAACCTTCGGCCGAGACCAGTACCACCGCAAGGGCCACCTCGGTGGCAAGGAAGTCGCGGCGCGCATTGGCCTTGCGCATGTTGTGGATCACCGCCGAATTGGCCTGCACGTCCTGCATGATCCCGGTGATCCACGCCTCTTCCTCGGGATCGAAATCGATCGCCGGGGCGGGCGGAAGTTCGGCCTCGGGATTGTCGCGGGCGTAGGCGGCGCAATCCTCCCACCACTCCTTGATCTGCTGCTCCAGGCTGTCGCTCGCGGCCCAATAGCGCCGCGCGGTTTCGACCATGCGGTCCTTGGCCTCATCGCTGTTGCCTGAGAGCCGCTTGATCTCCTCGGCCATCGCATCGCGGATCTCGGCCTGACCATGGCTGACCAGCCCGCGCCCGGCGAGTTCGGCGCGGTAGGCGTTGCGGTCGCGGCGGGTGCCATAGCGCAGCACGAATTTCGGTGCCCCCTCGATCTCGCGGAGCGATTCGGGGACGTAGGTAAAGGTCTTTGCCTCGATGGGGACGGGCATCGTTGGGTTCCTTCATGGGGGAAAGGAACGGCCGGGAACCGCGCGAAGGCGATCCCCGGCCGGGATTGGATCAGATGGCGGCGATCAGAACCCGTAGGGGAACTGGATCGACATCGACTTTTCGATTCCGTCGATGAACAGGTCGACCGAGCGGGTGACGAAATCGCCGCCGATCTCGGCCTCGCTGTAGTTGAGCCGGGCGTCCATCACCCCGAAGCTGATCGCCTTGCCGGGACCGCCCTGGCCATATTGCAGCCAGAACCCCTGGTAGCCCTGCGCCGTGGCCAGCGCGTTGAGGTCGGCGGTCGCAACCAGCACCTCGTTGATGTTGACGTTGACCGAGCGCCGCATCTCGGTGACGGTCGGAGCTTCGCCACCCGAGAGCGAACCGGGGCAGGGGGCCCGCGCCACCTGGCCGGCGAAGTCGACCGTCGCGCCCGAGCCGCAGAACGACTTGTTCGCGAGCCAGTAGTCGGCATCGTTGAACACCGGGATCGCGCCGCCCTGGGCAATCGCCGGGCTGGCTTCGTCGATCTCCGGAGTGCTGGGATGGACATCGCCGGTCAGCGTCACGCTCATGTAGGTGAACGCGGTATCGCCGTTGTTCGAGACCGCGAAGTTGAGCTGGGCCTGGCTGACCACACCGTTGACCATCTTGTAGCGTTTCTGGTCGAGCCAGTAGTCGAAGCTGGCGAACAGTTCCGGCGCGCTGGCCGAGAAACGGTAGCCGAGATAGGCGGGAATCGAGACGTTGCCCGAGAGTGCGCCGCCGAAGGTTTCGAAGAAGGTCGCGGTCTTGGTCGAGCCGACATAGTCGCGGACCATCGAGACCTTCTTGAGCCCGGTCCCGGTCTGCCCGGCGAGAATCACGCAGATCCCGTTGTAGGCATCGTCAACCGCCGAAGCTCCGGCCGGGAACACCGCCGAGGTGGTGGTGCCGCCCGACATTGCCGCCGGTGCCAGCACCTCGGCCGCCTGCACCTCTTCGGTGAAGCGCAGCAGCCGGAACAGCCGGCCCAGCACCCAGGCGTCGGCCGCGGGCGGGGAAGCGCCGCCCGGACCGCGCAGGATCACGTTGAAGGTCACCGAACGCGAGCGCCCCAGCACCGCGTCGCCGGGGCGATGGATGGTGCCGGTGGTCTCGGGGTTGGCGAGGGTATAGGTCTCGTTGGCCGGGCGCAGATCGTAGCAGATCAGCGCATCGGTGGTGCCCGAGACGGTCGCGGGAACGTCGACGGCGCTCTGGATCTTGAGCGCTGCGGCGTACTTCTTGCCGTTGAAAGCCATCGCGGATTACTCCTTGTCGTCGGGCGTGTCGGCGCCCTTCTTGGCCGCAGGGGCGGCGGGCGGGAACGGGTTGGTGACGCAGCCGTATTCGGGCGTGTCGGTGGGCTTGTCGGGTTCGTCTGCCATGGCGGCGGTCCTTTCAGTCTGAGGCAATGACGGTGATCGCGGCGCGCGTGGTCCAGTACTGAACCGCGATCGTGAGGGCGTAGGTGCCGCGGTCCTGGCCCATCTCGTCGAGACTGGCCGGGGCGGCGATGATGAAACTGTCGTGAAACTTGCCGCCGAAGGTCGGGTCGGCGGCGAGCGTGGTCCCGATCGTGGCGAGCAGCGCTTCGCTGCGCTGCAGCGGGGACTGGGTGCTGGTAACATTGGCCCAGGGTTCGATCGTGACCTGCGCGGTCCAGAAATAGTTGGCGCAGCTTACCGGCTGCGTGGCATCGGCGCCCTGCCAGCCCAGCGCCACCTTCTCGCCCTCGCTCTCGGCGATCCGGTCCATCTCGTCGCGGTCGATCACCACCGAGAGCCCGGCGCCGGTCAGCGCAGTGGCGATCAGGTTCAGGCATTCGGTGATCGCGGCCATGTCAGGCCCCGAGCCGGGTCAGGTTGAAGATCCAGTGTGCGCCGTCTTCCGAGGTCGCGACATTGGCGGGGCGGAACCGCAGCCCAGGCTTCTTGGCGCTGGTCACCACGTCGGCCCGCGTGGGCTCGGCGGGCCAGTCGGCTTTGAGTACCATGACCTCGACCTCCATCCGTCCCCCGGCGCTGCCGAGACCGATGATCTCGCCGTCGCCGTAGTCGCCCTGCGCGCGTAGGCTCTTGCCGTTGATCGTGATGGCATGGCTCAGCGCGGCCCGGGCGCTGACATTCACCCGGGCCTCGAGATCGCCAAGCGGAGCGGGCATCAGCCGGCCGGAGCCTCGTCGGTGTCGGCGGCGGCAGTGGTTTCGTCCGCGGCGTCCGGCTCGGGATCAGCCGCAGGCTCGTCCGCACCCTCTTCGATCTTGGCGGCGGCCTTGCCTTTGCCGGGCTTCTTCGCCGCACCCTCTTCGATCTTGGCGGCGGCCATTTTGTCGCCAACCTCACCCTTGTCGCCGGGATTGAGAATAGCCATCCGCCCCAATTCGGCGTCCCATTCGATGATCGCGGTGACTGCCTGAATTTCGGTTGCCATCGGTTCTGTCCTTGTCTTGCGCGCGAAGGGGCGACGGTTTCCCGCCGCCCCCTTGCGGTTCATCAGGTGTTGCGGCCCGAGAGCAGCACTTCGGGGCGGGTGCACATATGCAGCGGGTACGAGAAAATCTCGGGCTGCACCCACTGGTTGCGCTTGGGATCGCGCACGAGCTGCGAATAGAGCGGACGGCCGATGGTGTTGACCAGTTCGATCTCTTCGCCCGGGCCGTTGAACCGGCGGTAGAGGCCGGGAACCCCGCGCACGATCAGTTTGGCCTTGGTCGCGGCAATCGCCACGGTGCTGTTGTCGTCAGTGCCCTGGTAGTTGTGCCAGTCCATTTCGCCGAAGCGGAACGAGGAGAAGGCATCGCCCAGCGAACCGCGCAGCGCGGCGGCGGCTTCCCAGTTCTTGTAGGTCACGCGCACGTCGTTGTGCTTGACGAACTGGTCGTAGAAGGTGTCACCGCAGAGCCAGAGGAAGCTGGTCACGCCCGGCACATAGGCCGCGCCCAGCGCCCGGATCGCAGCGCGCTTGGCGGCCTTGATCTTGTCGAGCAGCACGCCCTCGGCCGGGCTGACAGCGTCGAGATCAAAATCGATCTCGGTCGGCGCGGCGATCCCGAACTCGGTGAAGAAGTTGTACAGGGTCGAAGCGTCGGTATCGAGCAGGATGCCCTGGATCGCACCGAGCCGGTGGTACTCCATGGTCAGAGCGTGCTCGGTGAGCAGCTTGCGCTGCTTCTGGACGATCTTCTGCGCGACCGTTTCCAGTTCGGACTGGGTGCCGAACGCGCGAATGTTGGCGACCTCGCGGGCGAAGACCTGATCGGACTTGGCGACGCGGGGAATGTTGAAGTTGCGCATGGTGCGCTTGTCGGTGGTGCCCATCGGCGGCTCGGTGCCGCGCGCCGAGGTCGGGATCAGCGAAAGGGTCATGCCCTTCTGCTCGATCGACACCGAATCGGTATCAACCCCTTCCTCGTCGAAGATCCCGAGGCTGCCGAGAAAGCTCGGCACAGACGGCATCTTCTCGATCGCGCCGGTCATGTTGACCAGCGAGAAGGCGTCGCTGTTGAAAATATCCATGTGAGCCATGGCAGAAAATCCTTTCGTTTGAAGTGGTCGTCAGACGACCTTGATGCCGAGCGCGAGCAGGTCGGCCTTGCCCGCGGTGATGCCGGCGCCATCGTTGGCGCCCCAGCCGAGATCGTTGGCGTTGACGACCGCCGGGCCGCGCTTGAGCACGCGGGTCTTGGCCTTGTCGCCGCCGCTCGCGTCGACTGCGGCGTAAAGAATGCCGACAGCAGTTTCCGAGCCGTTCGCGGCAGCGTTGTCATAGGCGGTCAGTTTGCCGCTCGCGGTGATCTTGCCGAGCACTCGGCCCGCTGCGAGGTTCTGCCCCGAGATCAGGATGTCGGAATCGTCGACGTGGAAGCCGATGCCCATGGCGAGTTCGCCGATGAACTCGCCTTCGTGCATACCTTCGGTGAGAGTGGTCATGGTTCTGTCCTTTCCGTGTCAGGCGCTCAGGTGCGCGCCGCGGGGAATTCGTTGGCGATGGCGGTGTCCCAGACCGATGCGGCGGCCTGTTCCTTGTTCTTGGCGCCGTCGCCCTGGTTCGGCTCGATTGCCGAGTTGCGGTTCTGGGTGATCGCCTCGCGCATTTCGGCGCGGGCAGCATCCTCGCCGGCCTCGGGATCGACCGCCAATGCGGCAGGCTCGATCTTCGGGGCAGCGGCGAGGCTGGTGATGATCTGTTCAGCGCTGAGATCGGTGGCGAGCAGCGAGGCGGCAAGCTCTTCGCGGCCCTTGTAATGCTCGGAAGCGAGCACCGTATTGCTGCGCTCGGTGGCGGCCTTGAAGCCTTCCGCGCGCGCTTCGGCCTTGGCGGCCTGCAGTTCTTCTTCGGTCATGTCCTTGTCCTTTTCAGGTTTGGAACGGGGTTTCGTGTTGGTTTCGGGTTCATCTTCCTCGTCCTCGGGACGGGTCGGATCTTGGTCGGGCAGGTCCGCGGCGAGGCGGGTGCCCAGGTCGGCAAAGCGGCTCATCGAGCCCTCCTTTCGCGTTTGATGCGGTCGCATTCCTCTTCGAGCCGGCCCCACGCCTCGCGCTCGGTCAGCACTGCGTCGAGCAGGCCGAGGCGCACCGCCTCGTCGCCCTCGAACCAGTCGGCTTCGGTCGAGAGAATGTCCTTGACCGCGATGCCGCGGCCCATCGCCACCAGGTTCGCGAAGCGCTTGCGGACATCGTCAACGCTCGCCTGGAACTTGGCAGCGGTTGCTTCGTCTAGGCTTTCGTAAGGGTTACCGCGCATCTTGCGCTCGCCCGAACGGATCACGGTGACATCGATCCCGTTCTCGTCGAGCGCGCGGGTCATGCTGGTGTGGACCATGACGCAGCCGATCGAGCCGACCATGGCGTCCTGGGGTCCGTAAACCTTGTCGCAGACCGCCGCGATCATGTAGGCGGCGCTGCAGGCCATCTCGTCGACCCAGGCATAGATCGGCTTGCCGCCTTCGCTCGCGGTCATTTTGGCCAGTTCCTCGACCAGCGCGAACAGCCCGGCAACCGCGCCGCCGGGGCTATCGATCACCAGCCAGATGCCGAGCACGTCGGGATCGCGGTAGGCGTCGGTCAGTTGCCGGATCAGCATGTTGTAGCCGCAGAACCCCGACATCGCATCGAGCCAGCCCGCCTTGTGGCACAGCGTCCCTTCGATGCGGATCACCGCGATGTCGCCGTCCATGGCGTAGCTGGTATTGCGCTCACGGTCGTACTTGGCATCGCGCGCCAGCGCGGCGCGGTCCATCATCGCCTTGGCATCGAGCGTCACCGCGTCGATCGTGGTCATTGAGACAATGCCGAGTTTCTGCTGCAATGCGCAGAGCAGCACTTCCATCTTGTGCGGATGGATCGCGACCGGGCGGTTGAGCAGTTGCTGCGCGATGTGCGGAAAGCCTTGCGGCCTGAAATCGCTGGCCGTCACTGCCCATCTCCCTGGCTGGCGGGCTTGCCCTTTTTCTTCCTGTCTTCGTTCGGTTCACCATCGCCGTCGCGGTCGCTCTCGGTTCCGGCGCTGGCGCCGTCCTCGCTCTCGGAAGCGGCTTTGATGTTGTAGTTGGGCTGGTCGAGCCCGCGCTCGTCGAGCGCATCGCGCGACAGTTTGATCTGGTCCCAGACCTCGAACGGGTCGCGCCCGTCCTCAAGAATGTGCTCGATCGGCGAGCGGCGATAGGCCGCTTCCTCGAGATTGCGGGCGTTTGCCTCCTTGAGCGGATCGACCGTGCCGCGGCTCGGGCCGATCCATGTGCAATTGGTCAGCGCCGAAAGGTCGCGGTAGAACCGCGCCGCCCGCCCCGGAATCTTGACCGTTCCCTGCGCCACCTCGATCTCGTGCCAGCCGACCAGAATCGGCTGCATGAACTGCGCCGCGAAGTATTCGCGCTCCTGCTCGACCGCGCGCCAGACCTCGTTGAGCATCGCCCGCGCGCTCGAATAGTTGATCTCGGCCCAGTTGCCGCTGATCTGCGGGTAGCTCATCCCCTGCGAGACCCCGATCTTGGCAAGCTGCGCCTTCTGGAATTCGGGGTAGTTGGGGTTCGGGTACTTGGGCTGCACCGTGATTACGTCTTCGTCGGGCAGCAGTTGCCGGATCATCGCGTCGCCAATCTGGCGGATCGGGTTTTCGTTGCGGTAATCGACATATTCGGTCAGCGGGTTGCCGGCGAAATCGCTCGACGGGGCAATCGCCGCGGCCAGATCCTCTGGCGTTCCCGGCGACTTGATGAAGAAGGCCATGACCGCGCTGAGCAGGGCGGCATTGATCTCGGCCCGGTCGTAGCGCTCGAGCATCTTGGCCGGGACGATTGCCTCGGCAAGTTGGCTGAACCCGCGGCTCTGCTCGATGTAGCGCGGGTTGATAACATGGATCAGTTTCGGGGTTCCGGTGGCCCCTCGAAACGGCACCCGCTCGGTGCGGGTACGGTCGAAATTGCCGCTGGCATCGTCGGGATGGCGCACCAGCACATGCGCGGCGACCGGCACGCCGTTCGCATCGTGCTCGATCCCGTTCCTGATCCGCTCGTCGGTGTCGGAGACCCCCATCGGGTTCTGCAGCCGCTTGGGGTCGATCAGCAGCAGGTTGAGCGGGTTCGAGGCGCCGCGCTCGTCGATGCGGATTTCAGCCAGCACCTCGCCGCCGCGGCGGAAGTTGAGGTAAGCAATCTTGGTCAGCGTTCCGAGCGAGAACCGCATCCGCGCATCGCAGCGGAACAGCGGATCTTCCGCCCAGACCCTCCACCGCGCCCGCACCGAGCGCGCCTGCTTCATCGCCCATGCGGCATCGCGGCCCAGGGCGTCATAGATCGGGGTCGGCCAGGGTTGGAGGCCACTGCCGATAACCGATTCGACCATCCGGTCGAGCGCACCGTTGATCCACGGCGAATTGCGGTCAAGGTCTTCGGCGCGATCGACGATGCCGCGGCCCTGGCTGGCATAGACCTGATCCATGTGCGCCCGGGTCGGCGTCCAGCCCGCGGTTTCCTGGGTGTCGCTGCGCCCGCCTTCGAAGGCCCCGCCGCCCAGGCCGAGCCGTGCGCCGAGATCGCGGGTCCAGCCGCCAAGCGTTGAAACGAGAGTGGCCATGTCAGTTCCAGAACACGCCGATTGGCGCGCGGCGTGCACCGCCCGCGGCAACCCGCTGCTCGGCGGCGATATCCCGCTTGACCCGCGCCAGCGCCATCTCGATCTGGTCGTAGCTCATGGTCAGGTACTTCACCTTGTTGCCGTAGCGCCCGTTCCACACCTCGACCGGCGCGCCGCCCGCCGCGATCAGCAGCGCGTCTTCGAGCGCGGTCTTGAGCGCGGTGAGGCGGTCGAGTTCGGTGGCGGCCGGCGGAACGTGGTCCGAGCCGACGATCTGCTCGGAGACCGTCAGAATGATATGCGTCTCGACCCGCAGCGGCGGGGTCAGGCCATTGTTGATCACCTCGATCGCGACCACGTACTGGCCCGGGGTCAGCGTGTTGGTCTCGGTCGGGGTCAGCGCAGCGATGAACCGCTTGTCGTCGCCGGTCTTGTCGGTGACGGCACGCTCGATTCCGGCCCCGGCGACCTTGATCGAGCAGGTATAGGAGACCCCAAGCGTGGCCAGCGTGCCGTCGTCGAGCCGGTGCCCGACGTTCCACGGCCCGCCCGTGTCACCCTTGAAGATCGATGCCGTTTCCGTCATTCGTCACTTCCAGTTCGGCGCCTGAGCGCGTGAGGTCGATGGTGGTGCCGGGCAGGGCGTCGATGGCCTCGGCGGCGGCGAGGTCGATCACCGCGCTGCCGGCCTTGAGGTCGATCGTTGCCCCGCCCGCGAGGTAAGTTGCCGCGCCGCTGCCCTGGTAGGCCCAGGCAAATCTAAACATCGGTCAGTTCGACCGGGGTAATGGTCCCGCCGGTCACGGTCTTTTCGAGCAGCACCGTCGCGGTGCCGCGCTTGCGCAGGGTCGCCAGCGCCGGGGTCAGTTCTTCGTCGGCTTCGGCGAGATCGACCAGCCGGGTGAGCTGCGCCTGTTCGGCCGGCGACAATCCTGATCCGGTCGAGATCACCACCGCGCCCGCCGAGTTCGAGGCATTGAGCGAGACCTGGTTCTGCACTCTGGCTTCGAGCAGGTTGTTGTTCGCGCCGATCAGGTTGACCTGATAGGCCCCGTCCTCGAATTCGATCGTGTAGCCGTTGATCACCTCGACGCTGCGCTGGTAGGTCACCCCGGCCAGTGTCACCGGCGCGTTGCTGCGCATGATCGCCAGATAGGTGAGCCCTTCGCCCTCCTGGATCGAATGCACCTCGGCCCAAAACGCGAGCAGGTCGAGCTGGCGAATCTCAGGGCTCGCCTGCACCAGCGCCATGTCCGTCTTGGGAATGGTCACGACCTTGGTGAGCCAGTTCACCGAATAGGCCATGCGCCGTTACTCCCCGATTGTGTCCGCGATGATCTCCAGCGCCCGCTCGAAACTCGCGGCCTTGGCCACTTTGGCGATCAATCTGCCGCGCCCCGGCTCGGTCAGCGCGGGCTTGCCATGGCGCAGCAGCAGCCGGTGCTCCTCGCCCTGGACCAGCGATTCGGCCTGTTCCTGGGTCAGCGCCGGTTCCTTGGCCATGTCAGCCGCGCTCCTCGATCATATCCAGCCGCCCGTCGTGGGCCATGATGTTGCCCTGCAGCAGCGCGAGGCGGTGTTCGAGCGCGTCGCCGCGTTGGGTCTGCTGGGCCAGATGTTGCCGCGCCTGGACCAGTTCGGCCTCGACCGTGCCGAGTTTCTGCGAGACGCCTTTGGCGAGATCGATCGCGGCCAGCGCATTGCGTTCGGCGGCGATAAGCCGGCCGAGTTCATCGGCTTGGCGCATCAGGTGTCCGGCGTGCGGATCGCGGTGGTCGAGCCGCCGCCCGAACCGAGCGTGCCGGTGGTCTCGAACGGCTTGATCGGCGAGCCGCCGCCGTCGCGCACCCGGATGAACAGCGACAGGTCCGAGCCGGGATAGACCGAGGTGAAGTTCTCGCTGGTGCCGGTTGCGGCCTTGTCGATGTAGCTGACATAGGCATTGTTGCCCGAGGTGGCGTTGACCGTGGCGAAGTCGGCGACATTGGGCACGGCGGCTTCCGAGGCGGCTGGATCGATGGTGAACACTGCGCCGGTGTAGCTGGTATAGACCAAGCGCCGGTCGTTGCCGGCATTGTCGACCACTCGGATCGTGCCGGTCGAAGGCGTGCCCCCAGGGATCGAGCCCACAGTCACCGAGGTGATGTTGTTGGCGTTGAGCGTCGCGGCCAGCGACATCTGCGCCTTGTTGAGCGCGCCTGCGCTTTCCGGGCCGACCAGAACCCGGTCACCGACCACCAGGCCGCCAACCGTGAAGGTGACGTTGTTGGGCGGGGTAATCTGGGTGTTGGTGAGGTCGAAGACCTTGTCGGCAGCAGCGAGGTCGTCGGCTCCGATCCCAAGGCCGTAGGCGCCGATGATCGCTGAGCCGGTCGAGACCCCGACGAACGGGGTCGAGATCGGGCGCTCGGTGACGGTGACGTTGACCAGGCAGGTCGCGGTCGAGGCGCCGGTGATGGTCTGGTTGTCGGTCGGGGCAACCCCGGTGAGCAACTGGATCCACATCTTGGTCGGCGCGGTCGGCGAATTGATCGCCAGCATCTGCCCGGTGCCGCCCGACCAGCTCACCGCTTCGAACGCGGCAAAGGTGCCGGTCGGGGTGTCGACGGTGATCTCGTGGGTAATCCCGCGGAACAGTTCGCCGTTAAGACCGTAAAGCGTCGAGGCCGAACCTTCGCGGGTCAGCCATTTCAGCCGTTCATAGAACTGGTTTTTGGTCCGACTGCCCAGCTCCCAGTTCGAATAGTAGAACTCGTTGGCGCCGTTGCCGCTCGCGTCGATCCCGACATAGCCTTGGGTATCGTTGACGATGTCGGTGTAGGTCGCAACCGTCCCCACCGCGGTCTGGTTGTTGAGATCGGTAGCCTGGGTCAGCGCCACCACGTTGACGCCGTCGACCGTGCCGTTGATCTTGAACTCGCCGAAGGTGAAGCCGAAGTTGCGACTGGTGAAGGTCAGTCGCTTTCCGTCGATGTCGGCGCCGCCGGTGCGAACCTTGAGCATGAAGCGGTGTGAGATGCCGTTGGCTGTATCGGGATTGAGCCCACCGCCCGAGTTCCACCAGTCGTCGGTCAGCACCGCGCCGTTCTGGATCACCTGGATATTGGTTGAGGCGCCGATCACGTTGATCCCGTGATAGACGGTGGCGCCGCCGGCCTGGATGATCGAGCCAGCGTAAATATGCTCGGCGGCAACATCGTCGATGTTGAAGCCGTTGATCAGGGTGATGATCTGGTCGGTAGCCCGGCTCGAAGGGTCGAGCACGGTGATGTCGAGTTCGTCGTTGCCGGTGAAACTGGCGTCGTCGGCCAGATCCTGCAGCCAGCGGTGAAGCTCGATCACGGTGGCATAGCTTGGCGAGCCAACCCCGTGATCGGTCCCGACATAGCGGACATTTCCGGTCGCGTTGTCGACGGACCAGTCAGCAGCAACAATGGGCATGGATCGTTTTTCCTACTGATCGACAACCTGGTTGACCACCAGCGCGTAGCCCGTGCTGGTCAGTGTCCCGGTCGTCTGGAAAGGTTTGTACTTGGTGGCTCCGGAAGCGTGCCGCACCCGGATCAGAAGGCTCTTGTTGGCGGTGAAGTTAACCGACTGGCTGAATGTCGTGGTCGCTTCGATCTGGTTGAACAGCACCACCGTGTCGGTGGTGTTTTCAATATAGACCCGGCTCCCGGCGACCAGCCCGGTGAGTTCGATCGTCACCGCGTTGTTGACCGTCGTGCTCGCCCCGGCGCCGTTGCGGATCGTCGGGGTTGCGCCGCCGCCGGTGATGTTGAGCGTCACCGCGCCGCCCGAATTGTTGTAGATCGCCTCGTTTCCGGTGCTGCCGTTGGTTCCGGCATAGCCCGTGAACTGGTTGCCTTCGAAGGTATAGGTGCCCGCCGCGCTGATCTCGATCGCGTGGCCGGTGCCGTCGCTGGTGAAGGCGCAGCGCTTGATTTTAGCCGGTGCCGCGGTCAACACCCCGACCGCGCCGCTTGGCCGGTTGAAGGTGCAGTCCTCGATCTCGGCGCTGTTGGCGGTGACCAGTCCGCAGCGCGCGAAGGTCATTTCCGTAAACGCGGTATTCAGGTCGCGCAGCACCACATCGCCAGCGCCGATCACCTGCAGGCCCGAGAAATCATAGGTTGCGCCCACCGCGCTCGATGCGTGAATCCGCCAGTGGTACGCGCTCGCGCTCGAAATCACCGAGTTGCGATGCTTGATCGTGTCGCTTGCCCCGGCGTAGTAGGTCAGCCCGGCGACGTTGTCGGTGCTGTTGTAGGTCACTTCGGCGGTGGCGGCGTTGTATTGCCGCGGAAACTCGAACGCGGTCGCGTCCAGATCGAGATAGACCGGGTTGGTCCCGCCGTCGCCGAACTGGATCGGCTGATAGCTGATTGCCTGGTTGGCGCCCTGCAGCAGCACCGAGCGGCGCTCCTTGCCCGTCGCTGCCGCCGCGACCAGCCCCGTAATCCCGACCGGCTCGGCGGCAATACCGCCGCAGATCGTCACCGTGTCGAGCACCCACAAGGCGGCGAAGTCCCAGATCGTCGTACTGATCCCGCTGCCACTCACCCACATGCCGAAGGCGAAGATGCTCGACGGCGAGAGCGTGCCGTTGGTCGACTTGGTATTTCCCGCCGCTTCGTTGATCACCACCGGCTGATGCCGCTGCGAACCGCGCTCAACCCCGTAAACCTGCCAGATCTTCCAGTTCGACGCCGCCGCGCTGCGCATCCCGAACCAGATTCCGCGCCCCGAGGCGACCGTGCTGAATCGCTGCAACTGCCCTTCGGTCGAGGGCCCGAGGTGGACCAGCACGTTCTTGCCGGTGACGTTCGGGCGGTTGGCCGTCGCCAGCACCAGTTCAACCCCGGCGAGATTCTGCGAACCGCTGATCGAGGTCACCCGCCCGCACGAGTGGAACGAGTTGATCCCCACGTCGGCCTGTGCCGCCACGGTGGCGTCGGCCGCGGTCAGTCCGCCCAGCGTGGTCGAAAACCCGGTGTCGGCGGTCGCGGCGAGGCCGGTGTCGCCGTTGTAAGCCGTGGTCCCGTTGATCGGGTTGACATAGACCGAGAGATCAGCGGCGCAGAACGGCGGAATCACCGTCGCTCCGCCCGATGGCGGCGCGATCTGCAGCACCCCGACCCGCCCGGCGCCGCTGGCGACATTTGAGCAGCCGACGTTCGAAGCGGTTGTCCCGGCGGTCGGCTTGAACCCCCAGCCGATGCCGATCGATTCGGCCACCCCGTCCGCGCCGATCAGCCCGAACACCGGGCCTTCGAGCAGGCTTGGCACCCCGACCGCCGAGTTGGCGAAGGCGTAGATCACCAGCGCGTTGGCGACGTTGGTGGTGATTGTCGGCATGTTGAACTTGGCCGCGGATGCCTGGTTGGCAAAACTGATAACCGGGGTCGAACCGAACGGGTTGGTGGTGTCGACATCGCGGATCGAGACGATCGCGCCGTTGAACGATTCGCTGACCGAAGCGGTGAAGGTGAACGACGCCGCCTCGCTCGCCCCGGCGATTTTCCACATCATCACGAGCTGCGCGGTGTTGGTCGAAGGCGATCCGGTTACGTGGGTCCAGCCGGTGCTGGTCCAGGTTGCCGTCCCGGTGTCGGCCATGAAGATCGCCAGCAGCAGGTCGTTCTGTGCATAGGCGGGAGTAGGAATGACCAGCGTGGTGCCGGTGGCAACGCTGGTCGCTGCCCACGATACGTCTCTGATCGCCGGCATTTCGCTTACCTCAAGGAACCGGCATGAACTTCATCCACACCTGATAAGGCTCAGCGGTGGCGTTGGGGACTTCGACGAAGATCGCCTGCTCGATCATCTGTCCGGCGGGCAACTGACCCTCGGCCTCGATGATCCCATCGATCTCGGCCCAGGCCTCGCGCTTGCACAGGTCGCGGAACCCCTCGACGCTGTAGGCTTCGAGGATCCGCATCGCGTCGAGCAGTTTGGTGTAGTCATCAGGGACGACCATCAGAAACACATCGGACATGGATTGCCTCCTAGACCTTGAGCACCGTGATCCCGGCCGCGATCATCTCGTCGTAGAGTGCGGTTAGCGCGAGCTGCACCGCAGGGGTCAGCGGCGGACTGACCTTGCCCGGAGCAACCACCCGGATTGTCACCCGCGACGGGGCCGGCGGGTTGTAGAAACTGGTGGCCGAGAGCAGGTAGGCGAGCTTCTGGCCCTTCCAGAACACGTCCGGCTCGGGCCGGTTGGCGTTAACGATGGTCAGCGAACCGACCGACGATGCGACTTGGCCTGGCATTCGCGCTGACTCCTTTCTCAGTTCTTGTTGAGCGCGTCTATGCGCTCGAATAGCGTCTTGCGCGGTGGCTGCGGCGCCGGCGCTCCGCTCACCGGAGCCTCGGGATCACCTCCTTCCGGTTCGCTCCGCACCGGCCTCGCCCAGACCGGACGGCGCGCTTCGTCATCCCAGACGATGTCTTTGCGATCGGGCTTCAAGAGCAACCGGCCCGCCTCGGCGTAGCCGTAGAGATCGAGGCTTTCGTTAGGCCCCGAGCGGGTCCACTTGCCGTCGAGCTTGGTCTCGCCGAAGAATTCGTCGATGTAACGGTCTTCGAGTTCGGCGCAGAAATGCACCTGGCCGGGCCCGTCGTCGTCGACCGCGAGCCGTTCGTAGGTCAGATCCTTGAGTTCGTCGGCGCCGAGGTTGTATTCGAGCGTCACCGGCTCGACCGGGCGCCCTTCCTCGTCCTTTTCAACCTTGCGCGGCGCTTCGGGGATCAGCGGCTTCTTGCCCGCGAACCCCTTGATCAGTTTGATCTTCGACCACTTGCCCCAGGCATAGCCCTGGCGCAGCGCGCGGCGCGCGAACTCGCGGGCCTTCCATGTGACGTTGCCGTCGCCGACATCGACGCAGGTTACCGCGACCGGCAGTTCCCAGCCCGACCGGCCCTCGATGGCAAAGCGTCGCTCGACCACTTCCGGCAGCAGCACGGTCCAGTCCTCGACCTGTCCCGAAAGGTGCAGGTCGCGCATCTCTCCGTCTTCGTGGCGGCGCTGGCGGATCGTGCGGCGATCGAGGATCCACGAGCGGCCCTCCAAATCCCAGCCAATCCAGATCACGTCGAACTTGCGCGCCCCGGTGTCGACCGCGGTGGTGATGAAGCAAACCGGGGCGGGGGCAATCCCTCGCTGAAAAGACGCCTCCCGCACCCGGGCCTTGAGGCCGCGCGCGTTCACCCCTCCGGTGGTCGCCGCGCCCTCGAAGATCTCGCCGAGCTGCTTGGAGAGAAATTCCTTGAGTTGGCTCGGATTGCGCGTGCGTTCGAAGGCGATCAGCGCCGCTTCGTAGTCGCGCGCCAGTTTGCCCAGAGTCACGGTCTTGAGCATCGTGCCGTGGACCCAGAACCCGTGGGTCTGGTGCGGCAGCATCTCGCCGACAATCCCTTCGAGCGCATCGAGCGCCTGACCGCGGTGCATCCACCCGGCCTGGGCGTTACGATTGTCTCTGAGCGCAGCGTCGACCATCGTTCGGCGCTGCTCGTCGCTCAGCGCAACCCCGCAGTGCGGGCAGGTCAGCGCGGCGCTGCGTTCGGCCAAGTCAAGCCTCTCGTCGTTGCTGGCCGCCTCGCTGCGGGTCCAGTGCAGCTTGAACTCGGGAACCTTGTCCCAGAACTTGGTCGCATAGGCGGCGGCGTAGCCCAGGCATTCTGGGCACTGCATCGCGTAGATGCCGCGGCTCGAATCCTCGAAGCAGGCCGCCACCCCGCTGGTCCACCCGAGGTCGGGGTGCGACATGATCGCGGCCTTGCGGCGGTTGCCGAGCTGCTTCTGGCGGCCGTCGATCTGGACCTTGGGGGTCGCGGCGTAGCGTTTCGAGTAGGCGTCAGTCTCGTCCGAGACCATGAACAGCGGTTCGCGGTTGCGGAAGGTCGAATCCTTGGCGCTCAGCCATTCGACCGGGTAGCCGCTGACCCGCTTGAATCCATCGGTGTCCTCGCCGCGCGCCCGGCTCACCCGGGCCTGCAGGTCTGGGTTGAGTTCGAACAGCGGCTTGACCACGTTGCGGCAGTAGTCGGTCACCGCCTCGTCGCTGTTAAGCACCCAGGCGGCGTGGCCCATCGGCCCGAACAGCATCATCTTGAACAGGTAGTTCTCGGCCACCGTGGTGCCGCCCGAGCGCGACGGTTTGACCATCACCACCAGGTTGCACCCCGGGTCGTCGAGGCTGTTCATCGGCCCGACGTTGTACGGCGTGCGCCAGCGGTCGTAGCGGACCACCGCGCCTGCTTCGGCACCGGGCAGCAGCCGGTGGTTCTCGGCGCATTCGAGCGTCGAAACCCGCTCGGGCAGGCGGAACAGCGCGAGCGCGTCTTCGACCAGTTCGACCGGATCGGCGAGGAAGTCGCCGCGCCCGAAGGCTTCGATTTCGCGGGTCAGACTACCCGGGCTGAGCAGCGCTTCCATTCAGCCCGCGCAGGCAGTCCTGGGCCGCGCGCTCCTGGGCGAGCAGCACCGAGCGCATGACATCTTCGAGCGTTCTCCTGGTCTCGGGCGGCAGTTGTCCGGTCGGGTCGGCCTGCTGGATGGCCTTGAGCCCGGCCTGTTGCATCGTGGTGAACACCTCGCGCAGCGCCGCCGCCACCCGGCTGCGTTCGGTCAGGTCGCCAGACTTGACCTTGGCTTCCTGCAAGCTGGTCGACAGCGCGAGCAACTTGCGCAGTTCGTCGAGGTCGATGTCGTCGGACATCGCATCGAGCGCCGGCCCGGCGATCTGCCGCAGCCGCCGCGCCCTGGCCCGGCCCGCATCGCGCTGCGCGGTGAAATGCCCGAGCAGGAACCGGATCGTCCTGACCGGGGCGAACGAGTATTCGATCCCGTTGCCGCCGCCCTCGAACGCCTCGCTCTCGGCGAAGCCGGCAATGTCGTTGCACCAGCCCCGCAGGGTCGGCCAACCCACCCCGATCAGGTCGGCCATCGGCTTGGCGCTGAGCCGCGATCCGCGCTTGAGCGCCTTGGCGCGCGTCGCCGCGGCCTCGAGTTGCCGGATCCGTGCTGCCGGACTGGCCGCCGGTCTAGCCATGCGAACCTGCTGATTTTACGCTGGTTTGTGAAATGCAAAACCCCGCTTGCGGCGGGGCTGTGTGATCTTGGGACACCAAGAACAGAGTGCCTAGATCGCGCATAATTTTTCCCAAGTCAACACCGTGATCAATCATCGTCGCGGATCCCGGTTTCGATCCCGTTCTCGTCGCAGAAATTGGCGAGCCGCTGTGCCTCGTCCCTGAACCTCGTTTCGGCCTTGTGCTTGGGCGCCCGCGACATGCGCCACGACCGGCTGACCGGAACATCGCCCAGCACTACTGCCTCGAAAAACCGCAGCGTGAACGCGGTCAGTTTGGCGCGCGCGGCCCGAAACTGGATCCGTGCTTCGGCTTCGAATTCGTGCAGAGCCATCGGTGCCTGACCGCCGCCGCCCGTGCCCCCACCGACATTCCCGGCCAGGCTTAGGTTGCTCGACTTGTAGCGACCCTCAAGCCCGGCCGCTTCGTGGCGAGCCCGATACCACCGGCACGCGGCGTACTGGGCATCGCTAAGCCTTCCCGCGGCGTGCATCCGCGCCACCACCGGGTTGCTGACCCGCCGCACCGTCTTGATCACCCGCACCGTGTCGTCGGGCTGTTTGGGGGTGAAGGTGCCGACCTCGCCCTTGGCCAGCCACTCCGGGGTCGGTTCAAGCACCGTGTCGGTGAGGTTGACGAACACCCCTTTGGCGACCTCCATCTCGGCCAGCCGGCGGTCGCGCTCCTTGCTCCGGTCGATCTGGTCACGCTTGATCAGCGCCTCGACCCGGGTGCGATCAGCGCGGGCAGCCGGGCTCTCGGCAACCAGGCCGTGACCGTGGGCGCGGAAGATCGGCCCGAGTTCGGCGGCGAGCCGGTCGTCCTGAGCCTTGTCGATCGCCAGCGCGATTTGGTCCGCGTTCGCCGCTTCGCGCTCTGCCGCCAACCTGGCCCGCTGCGCATCGATCCGCCGCTGCTGCTGGATTCGCTCAAGCACGGTTTTGGTTCTGGCCATCATTTACCCCTTGGTCCGTAGATCTTCGCCGCCACCGCCCGCACCAGTTCGCGGTCTTGCCAGTCGAGCCGCGCCAGGCTCTCGGGCAGCAGCACGATGATCCCCTGCTCGTGCCACTTGCGCGCCGCCAGTTTGCGCGCCCCGTCCGGATCGGGGTCGCGCATGTTGGCGGCGTAGGGGGTCAGGCTGGTTCGGTTACTCATGCCAGCCCCTGCCGCTGCCGGAATTCCTGCTCCTCACGGCGGCGCTGGCTGATCACGTCGCTGAGATCACGCGGCGCCTCGCCGGCCGCTGCGGGGGCAGCAAGCAGTTCCTGGTGCTTGCGACCAAGGCTCGACGAGGTGACGTGGAACCACCTGTCGCGCTTGGCCCGTCCGGCGGGCGAATCGAACCAGTCGTCGAGCGCTTGCAGTTCGGCGCGCAGATCACCGATGGCGTGGTAGGAAGTTCGCCAGCGGTCGAAGTCAGCCTGGTTGAGTTTGATCGTCCGCCCGGCGAAAACGTAGTCACCCTTCGGCTGATCTTCACCCGCCCGCGCGATAGAAGATGCGCCAGCATCTTCTATACTGTCCTCTGTCCTCTGTCCCTTAGGAGGCTCAAGGAGTCCTTTAGCGATCCCATTAGTATCCTTTAGGGACTCGCTGTTGGACTCCTTCGCGGCACCCCAGCGTTTCTCGTTACCCTTCCTTGAGCGATCCCTGAACGACTGCTTCTTGGCCCATGCCTCATTGGCTTTTTCACATACAACTGAATGATATAGCCTGCCATCACTGCACTCGACGAACCCGCGCAGCGCCATCGGCTTGACCCGTTTCCAGCGCGCGCCAGCTCCCGAAAGGAAGGCCAGAACGCGATCGTCGTTTGGCAAACTGCCTGCGGGGATCTGCAACCATGCTTTGCACCAAAGTGCAAAAGCACATTTGAATTCCTCGCCATTTGTGAGCGCGAAGAGGTCGCTGTCGAGCACCCGCGCGGCGTCCAGAGGCATGAACGCGAAGTCCCTCAGATCGCAATCCGGGTCGGTCAGCGGGGCCGGGAGATGGTCGGTTTTGGCACTCATTCTACTCACCTCACTGCCTGATACATGCCGTGGAATTCTCCGATCCCGGTGCCGGTGCGGCCGTTGCGCCGCTTCGCTGCGATGAACTCGATCCGCCCCTTGACCTGCTCGATATTGGCTTCCCATTCGGGGAATTTCGGACTGTGCTCGGCGGGGCGATTGTTCTCGAGGTAGTATTCCTCGCGGAGCAGGAAGATCACCGAATCGGCGTCCTGCTCGATCGATCCGGAGTCGCGCAGGTCGGCGAGGATCGGGCGCTTGTGG